CTTGGAATTACGTATGCTTGCACACTACATGAACGATAAGGATTACACTAATGAAATTCTCAATGGAGATATTCACACGGCAAACCAGTTGGCTTCGGGCGTTGAAACTCGAAACCAAGCAAAGACTTTTATCTACGCTTTCCTTTACGGCGCAGGAGATGCGAAAATCGGAAGTATCATCGGAGGAAGTGCAAGAGATGGTAAGCGACTTAAGGAACAGTTCCTCCGAAATACGCCTGCTCTTAGAAAGCTACGAGAACGAGTTGTTGTGGCTGCAAGAAGAGGTTATGTTCTTGGACTGGATGGGCGAAGGGTCGCTGTACGGTCAGAACACGCGGCACTAAATACTCTACTACAGAGCGCAGGTGCAATCGTTATGAAGAAAGCACTGTGCCTACTGGACGAGTACGCTCAACTACACAAGATTGATTACAAGTTTATAGGAAACATACACGATGAAATCCAGACGGAGGTCGCAGAGAAGGACGCAGAAAGGTTTGGATGGCTCGCAACTGCTTGCATTGAAGCGGCAGGAAAACACTACAACCTCAACTGCCCTTTGGCAGGGGAGTACCAAGTCGGAGGAGACTGGAGTGAAACCCACTAAAGCGGACAGGAAGAAGTTTGACATTGATTTAGCATACGGCGAGGTAAGGGAAGATAAGATTGCTGATATGCTAACCAACAAGAAGATTGAAGTTAAGTCAGAGAAAGAACTCTGGCAGAAGACAGGAAACATTTGCATAGAGTATGAGTCATGGGGTAAGCCGTCTGGGATTGAAGCCACAGAGTCTGACTACTGGTTCCACAATCTATGCGTAGGGGACGACGAGTACTGCACCTTGGTGTTTGATACGAAAGTCTTAAAGAAAATAATTAGTGCTAACAAGTTCAGGTCAGTGGCGGGAGGCGATAACAACGCCAGTCGGATGCACCTGATTCCGTTAAACAAACTGTTCTTACCGGAAGCCATACAAGGATTCAAGGAATTAGAAGATGAAAACAACTGAGACTCTAGTAGACGATATATACGCCCTGATGGAAACAAAAGATGCAGACCCATCAGTAGACGTTGAAGCGGAGATTGAGAAGTATGGAGAGAACATTAAAGCCCTGATGCGTACAGAGTTTGGCAGAGAGAAGCGAAAGGATAACCGGACGCTCAGACTGTCGAACATAGGCCGCACAGACAAGTACCTGTGGAATCACGTACACGGTACTGATAAAGAGAAGATACAGCCACACACCTACGTCAAGTTTATGTACGGTCACATGGTTGAGGAGATGTTGTTGTTCCTTACACGCATGGCAGGACACACAGTCACAGACGAACAGAAGGTATGTAATGTAGGTGGTATTGTAGGACACATGGACTGCAAGATTGATGGTGTAGTTACCGACGTTAAGTCAGCCAGTGCTTTTGGCTTTAAGAAGTTTAAGGAAGGCAAGATACTGAATGACGACCCGTTCGGCTACGTAGACCAGATTAGAGCTTACGCACACTCAGAGAAGAGTCGTGACATTGGTTGGTTGGCTATTGATAAGACTAACGGTCACCTTACGTTCCTCAAGTACGACATGGACGGCAAAGAGTTCCAAGCCTACGAAGCCTTCAACGGCACAGTAGTAGAGCGAGTAGAACGCTTAAAAAAGCTCGTAGAGCAACCAGAACCGGAGGTGGTTTGCTATCAGCCGCAACCAGATGGCAAGTCAGGAAATTTAAAGTTGGCTGTTGGTTGCTCTTATTGCCAGTACAAAAAGCATTGTTATCCAGAGTTAAGGCTGTTCAACTATTCCTACGCTCCTAAGTATCTTTGCAAGGTAGTCAACGAACCTAACGTACAGGAGTTGAGCCTCGATGAGTAAAAAGAAATTTAGGTCAGGCTTGGAGTCAGCACTGTACGACCAACTCAACAAAGAGTTTAAGTACGAGCCATACAGACTGCCTTACACTATACACAGGAAGTACGTACCAGACTTTGTACATGAAGAGAAGGCAATACTAATCGAGGCAAAGGGTTACTTCAGGGTAGGCGACACACAAAAGTACACCGCCATCCGAGACTCGATGCCAGAATGGGAGTTAGTATTTGTCTTGTCAGACCCCCACAAGAAGGTACGTAAGGGTAGCAAGATGACTATGGGACAGTGGTGTGAGAAGGAAGGCTTTGCTCACTTCACTGTAAAGACTACGAAGGAATTACTAAAGTATGTGAGGGATAAAAATGTCGTTTGAAGAATACAAGGAACAGTTCCTACGCGACCACGACGAGATAATGGTACTGGAAGTGCTAGAGATTAACAGTGAGGAACTGTTGGAAGCATTTGAAGATAGACTGATTAGACATAGAGAGGATACTTATGAACATTGATAAGTTAATTCATAAAAACGATGAGTTGTTCGATGAGTTAGAGTTTTGGAAGTCAACAGCTATAGAGCGGGGCGCACCTGAAGATGCTTACGAAGACTGTCTTGAAAGCGTAGCGCGTATGTTTGAAGAGATTGACCCATACAACACAGGAGAAATACACGGATGAGCATTAATGACGCAACACCAGAGATGTGGGATAGACTAAAGTATGAAAAAAGGTACAAGGCGTTGGTAGAGGAAGAGCAGCGGTTAGAGATGGAGAACGACGAGTGGCTGACTGATTATGACCCTGTAGAAAGCCCAGTACATTACAACACTGGTTCTGTGGAGTGTATCGAGGCTATCAAAGCTAGTATGTCCGACACAGAGTTCAAAGGCTACCTCAAGGGTAACGCTATGAAGTACCTCTGGCGTTATGACTACAAGGGTAAGCCTGTAGAGGACTTAAAGAAAGCACAGTGGTACTTAGCTCGATTAACTGAAGAGGCTGAGTAAGTGAAGAAGTGGTGGAGGATATGGGCTAAGTCATTAGGCGAGAAGGTAGGGGAGACTGACAGCCAAGCTGATACAGTAGCAGTCATACGTACCTTCTGGTGGGTCGTTCATATCTTCACCTGCTTTATGATTATAATAGGTAACTTTAACAATTTAGGGTGGTTATGATGGAAGGTCAAACACACGGCGGTAAGGGTTCAGGGGTAAGACCTACTGACAAAAAGAAGTTTGAAAACAACTATGACGCTATCTTCGGTAAGAAGAAAGACAAAGACAAACAAGATAAGGAAAAAAAGAAGAATGGATAAGTATCAGCAGTTTATACACAAGTCACGTTACGCACGATGGATTAAAGAGGAAGGCCGTCGTGAGACATGGGAGGAGACAGTACAACGATATGTCGATTTTTGGACAGAACGTGGACAGATTGACAGCAAAGTGGCCAAGAAATTATACAACTCTATCCTGAACCTAGAAGTCATGCCATCAATGCGCTGTCTTATGACTGCCGGTGTAGCACTACAGAAGGACAACGTAGCAGGCTTTAACTGTAGTTACCTAGCCATTGACTCACCACGTAGCTTTGACGAGCTTATGTACGTGCTTATGTGCGGTACTGGTGTAGGGTTTAGTGTTGAACGTAACTTCATTACCAAGCTACCTGTAGTCGCAGAGTCATTCCACAAGACTGACAGTACGATTGTAGTAGGTGACAGCAAGGTAGGTTGGGCATCAGCGTTCCGTGAGCTTATCGCTATGCTGTACGCAGGTAAGATACCTAAGTGGGATATGTCCGGTGTACGACCCGCAGGTGCAAGACTAGAGACATTCGGTGGTCGAGCATCAGGGGCGCAACCCTTGGACGAGCTGTTTCACTTCTGTGTAGGTATATTCCAACAGGCGAAAGGTCGCAAATTGACGAGTATTGAGTGTCACGATGTAGTGTGTAAGGTTGCTGACATTGTAGTTGTTGGTGGTGTTAGACGTTCGGCATTGATTAGTCTGTCTAACCTATCAGACGGACGTATGGCTAAGGCTAAGTCAGGTGCATGGTGGGAGAACGATGGACACCGTAGACTGGCTAACAACAGCGTAGCGTACACAGAGAAGCCAGACTTCGAGGCTTTCCTTAATGAGATGCAAACATTGTATGAGTCTAAGTCAGGTGAACGTGGTTTGTTTAGTCGTGTAGCGGCACAGAAGATTGCGGCTAGGAATGGTCGTCGTGACCCTAATCAGGACTTTGGTACTAACCCTTGCTCAGAGATTATCCTACGCAGT